GCGAAACTTGCTTTTAATAAAATGATTGATGTAGTCAAGTCAAGAGCAAGAACAATCATTGAAGTAATGATTGAACTTGAAAAAGAAAAATTCACAGATGTAACTCTTGTAGTTGGTAGTGACAGAGTTGCAGAGTTTGAAAGACTATTGAATCGATACAATGGTAAAGACTTTACCTTTAATTCAATAGAAGTCATTAGCGCAGGTGAGCGTGATCCTGATGCCGAAGGTGTGTCAGGCATGTCTGCATCCAAGATGCGTGGTTTTGTAAGAGATAACGATTTCAATAAATTTAAAGAAGGTGTTCCTTCTGCAATCAACGATGCACAAGCAAAGCAAATGTTTGATGCAGTTAAAAAAGGAATGAGATTAACAGAATCCGTTGACGAAGCATGTTGGGTTGGTTACAAACAACAAGGACTAAAGAAGAAGGGTAATCGTATGGTACCAAATTGCGTTCCTGAAGAGAAAACAAACGAAGCCTTATCAATGGCTCAACGCAGAAAAAGAGGTATGGTGTTGAGAAGAATGAAGGCTAAATTAAAACGAACTAGAGAACTTGCAATGCGCCGTTTTGCCTCTCAGTCTAAGTTAAAGACTAGAGCAAGAAGAGCCGCACTTAAATTTCTAAAGCGTAGATTTGGCGCCGGCAAGGCATACAAATCTTTGTCAGTAGGGCAGAAAATTGCCGTTGACAAAAAAGTTGAAAAAATGAAAGGCGCAATCGCAAAAATTTCAATGCGTCTTTTGCCAAGAGTACGCAAAGCAGAAATCGAAAGAAAGAAGCGACAAAATCAAGCATCAAAGAATGAACAATTTAAAAATTTCTTTGAAGGCAAAGTTGCACAAGATAAAGATGTTGCTGGTAAATCAGGCACACAACCAGCGAAGTATTTTAAAGGTTTAGACAAAGATACCAAAGAGCGCAGAGATGCACACTTCAAGCGTATGGGTCCAAAAGCAGATGATGACAAATCAGCATACGCAGATGCACCAGGCGACAAAGAAGCAAGAGAAAAAGATATGCCACAATCAAAGCATACAAAAAAGTTTAAGCAGATGTTTGGCGAAGAGATGGATAAAAAACAAGTCAACAAATTAGAACAATTGGTTCGCATGGGGCTTGCTGATAAAAAACTTCTAGCAATCATCAAGCGTTCAATTTCAAAAATGGATGCTGGCGAGGTATTAAATCCTCAAGAAAGAAGTGCAACACAAAATCTTCTTTCAACATTGCTTGACATGGTCACATCATCTGATCAATTGTTCCGTTTGACAAGAACTCAATTGCAAAAAGAAGAGTTTGATGTAAAAGAAGCAATATACAAAGGCAATATTGGCGCAATGGAAGTTTTTGAATTTTATCAAAAGGCAAGTTCAACACAAATTGCCGAATTGAAAAAACTCATTGGCCAACAAAAATTTAAAGAAGCGTGGGCTCTTGTAACAAAAGTTACAGGCAAAAAACTTGATGAAATGTTTGAAGATACTTTTGAAACAAATGAAGAAAACGATGAATATGATTACGATGAAACAGATGGCATTCAAATGGCACAAATTGAAGTTGCTAATTTAATGCAAGATGCAGAAGTGCTTCTAGAAATTTTAGATGGACTAGATGAAGAACCAGAAGCATGGGTTCTTTCTAAAATTACAAAAGCCGCAGATTATATTGAAAGCGTAACAGACTATCTTGAGTTTGAAGGCATGTATAATTATGATGATGATGAGGAAGAAGATGAAGATGAATATGAAGTTGACGATGAAGAAATATATGAGGCAATTATAAGTATACCAAAAGAAGAATTGAATGAAGAAGAACTTCAAGAGTTTTCTGACTTATTCGAAGAAATCGAAGGACTAAAAAAGAAAGCAGAAAAGTCTGGCATTGCATATAGCATTCTCAAGCAAGTTTATAATCGTGGTATGGCGGCATGGCAAGGCGGTCACAGACCAGGCACTACTGCACAACAATGGGCATTTGCAAGAGTGAACTCATTTATCACCAAAGGCAAAGGCACTTGGGGAGGTGCTGATAGTGACCTTGCGAAGAAGGTTACAAAGAATGAGGAATTTGCAAATTTTATCGAAGCCCTTGAATATGGAACTGATCAAGCAAGAATTGCATACGCAAGGGCTACTCCAGGACAAAGCATTGAGATTACAAAGGCAAGATACTCTGCAAATGACGCAATAGATGCAATTAACAATGCCAATATGCAACGCATGTTTAAGTTGTTTGGCGAAGGTAAACTACATGAAGCAATTGATTGGCATGTAGATAACAATGTGCCTTTGTTTGAAAATGTTTATCGTGTTGGTTCTGAAAAATATTTCGAAGTGTTTCGTGAAGCAAGAAAGTTGTATAACGAAGGCAAACTAGAACTTTGCTCTGAAGACAAAGCACTCATTACAGAAACCGACATTGGTGAGTTTGCTAAGTACGAAGGTCGCAATGTTCCACTTGATTGCCCAATGTACGAAGAAGAAGATAAAGAAAAAGATCCACCATTGAATCAACCAAAGCGTGGTGGTCCTAAGAAGTTTTATGTGTTTGTTCGCAAACCAGATGGTGGTATTAAGAAAGTCACATGGGGTGACACTACTGGTCTATCAGTCAAGATGAATGATCCAGAAGCAAGAAAATCTTTTGCGGCTCGTCATCAATGCAGTATGCAGAAAGATAGAACAAGTGCCGCATATTGGGCTTGCAATACACCAAGATATGCAAAACAATTGGGATTAAGCGGTGGCGGAAACTTCTTCTGGTAATCCATATACTGAAGTTTTGTTTTCAGATTTTAAGGTAAGAACATTTTTAGAATCTGTAGAAAACGAAGAGTTGGTTTGGCATAGAGATCGTAAAGATCGACATGTGTTTGTAAAAGAATCAAACGATTGGAAGTTGCAGTTTGACGATGAACTTCCAGTTGAGTTAGAAAAAGGAAAGACATACTTTATTGAAGCGATGCGCTATCATAGAGTTATCAGAGGCAACGGAAACTTAATTCTAGAAATTAGAGAGGATTAACATGGACAACATGTCAAGCAAATTTGGATTACCACAGTCATTACTTGATGCAGTAAGAAACATTCAGAAAGAAGAAACTGAGTATCAAGCAAAAGTAAAAGCCTTGATGAAGAAAAAAGGCATTACTTCAATAAGCCAGTTGTCGCCTGATGAAAAGAAAGCATTCTTTAATCAATTAGATGCCATGCATCAAGCAAAACATGAAGAAGTTAAGCCTGATGTTGCAAAATCTTTTCCTGCATCTGGAGTTAAAAAACATGTCGCACCAAAAGGTGTGAGTACAATGCCTAAAGACAAAGAAAAGGCAAAAGGTCAACCAGCAGGTTCATTAAAAAAAGAAGAAATTGAACTTGATGAAGGCAAAGTAAAAGAACTTATGATGGACATTAATGATGTAGCATCGAAAATGAGAAAAAATAAAACACTAGAACCTTTTGCTGGTAAATTTGTAACAGCCGCAAAAAAATCTTTAAACATTAAAAAATCTTTAGAAGATGTTCTTCCCGATTACATATCTGGTGCTGAAATCGCAAAACTTTATAAAGAAGAAATTGAACTTGATGAAGCAATTCCAAAATCAACAGGATATGCGCTTGTTCATTCTCCAAGTAAAAAAATAGTTGCTAAAGGCAACAAAGAAGAAATGATGAAAAAGATGAAAGATGCAAATGCAAAAGAAAAAGGGAGTCATCATCTAGGAATGACAATCAGAGGTAAAGTTGGTGATAAATTTGGTGAAGAAGTAGAAAAGAAAACACAACCACCATTTACACCAGACAAACCAAAAAAGAATCCTGGTGTGATTCCTGGTAAAGGTGGCACTGGTCCTTCAAGAGCAGCCCATCTTGCAAAGATGGCATTGAGAAAGCAATTGAAGAAAGAAGAGATTGAACTTGATGAATCCAAATCAAGCACAGGCTACGAACTTTATCACAAAGACTTTTCTTCAGCAATGGCTCATGCTTATGACTTTGCAAAGAAGAAGTATAACATTGAAATTGATCCACTAGAGATTGATAGAAATGTTGCAATGGGTCCAAGAAAGCCAGCATCAGGCAAAGCAAATGCTTATCGTCTACTTGACAAGACTGGTAAGAAAGCAATTCAAGTACAAGTTGCCAATCTTGACAACAAGCGTTATGAATTGAATATGTACAAAGAAGACATTGACGAAGCATGTTGGGACACTCACAAACAAGAAGGTATGAAAAAGAAAGGTGATAAAATGGTGCCAAATTGTGTGCCAAAGAATGAAGCCTCTTCACCAGCACAACAAGCGGCAATTGCAATCTCTATGAAGAAAGCAGGCAAGACACCAAAAGAAGAAGGTGTAATGATTCCAGGAAAGATGAAATCACAAGCAAGAAAAGTTGTTGGTAGCATTATGTCTGAAGAAGAAATTGCAGAAGCATTCTCTTCAGCACAGATTGACAAGTTGCGTCAAGAGTATAGCAAGATCAATAAAGTTGATCCTTCTAGCGATACCTACAAGAAACTTATTGCAATGCTAGATAAACTTGATTTGAAAACACTTCAATCACTTGCTGGCGCAAAGATCAAATTTGTTTCACCTCTTGCACAGAATCGTGTTGTTAGAAAAATGAATGAAGAAAAAACTATAGGCGCAAAAAAAGAAGCCACAGGAAATGAAAAACCAGTTAAAAAAGGCGAGAAGGTAAGCGGTAAACAAGAACCAATTACAATCGATCCTGAAGTTGATGAAAAGAAATAAATGGAACAGTTGCCTCAAATTTATTGTGATATGGATCAAGTTCTCGTAAATTTCATGGATAGTGCAAATAAAGCACTTAAAATGAAAGGTATGCGTGACTTTTCTGATGAAGAGAAAGAACCTAAGTGGAATGCACTTAAGACAGTACCTAAATTTTGGGCAAACTTAGATTGGATGCCTGATGGGCAAGCACTTTGGAAATTCATTCGTGCATATGATCCTATCATCCTTTCTACGCCTTCACGAAGAATGCCTACAAGCAGACCAGAGAAGGTTGAGTGGATTCGAAAGCATCTTGGTCGTGTGAAAGAGATTCATCTCGTTCCTCGTGACCAGAAGCAGAATTATGCAGTAAACAAGGATGGTAAACCAAACTTACTTATCGATGACCACATAAAAAACATAGATGAATGGGTTGCAAAGGGTGGTATAGGTATTCGTCATATAAATACTATGAAAACCATATCTCAACTACGAAGATTAGGATATTAAAGGAGAAAAACTATGGCACTATGGGGAAAAAGAGATTCATTCTCATTAACGGGTACAGTTGCGGCTGTTAATACTTCAACTACTGTTACCGGTACAAATACTGTATTCACTACAGAACTAGAAAAAGGCGATTCTATTTTCATTAACGGTCGCAAGCGTAAAGTTATTACAATTTCAAGCAATACATCATTGACGATTAGCCCTGCATGGAATGTAGCAAATGTATCTGGCGTTACAATTACTGGGCAAGATTCGCCTAAGTATGTTCCAGCATCAGAAATAAGCGGCAATTTAATCTTTGGTGTTGACACTACTGAAGCATCAGTTGCCAACAACGAATTGCGCGGCCTAAGCACACCTGGTTGGGTCAAGCATGTTTCATATGTTGATGTACATGGCACAACACGCCGTAAGACTGAAGTACTTGTAGCAATGTCTTCAATCACTGGTGATGCGAATACTGACGATACAATCTTACAAGATTCTTGATTTTAATTTTTGGTCCGAGTCCCGGAAGTAGCATTCCCCCTCTTCGGAGGGGGTTTATAAAATTAGGAGAAAAAAATGGCAGATAAAAAAGTAACGCAGTTGACCGCATTGACTGCACCAGCAAACACCGATCTATTGTTGATCATTGATGATCCAACAGGTTCACCAGTATCAAAGAAAATTGAACTTGGTGATATCTTTGGTGAAACATCTCAGACGGTATTCAGCACAATTAACATTAGCGCAAATACTACAAATGGTACTGCAACCATTGGTGGTGATGTTGTTAAAGTCACACCAAACACTCGCTTTGAAGTTGTTGGTCTTGCCGATTTCAATAATGATGAGATTCGTATTCGCACAAAGCAAACGCCTGCAAGTGGTAATAATACATTGGCTGGTTGGGCAGTTGGTACAATCGCATGGGATGATAATTACATTTACATTGCGGCTAACTCAACAAACATTGTGAGGGCATCACTTAGCGCATTCTAATCGTTATGTTAATACACAATGAAGATGATTTTGATGAATATGCAATCAACAATTATCAAAATCCAAATTGCATATCGGTACTTGAGTTTCTTGAAGACTTAAACAAAATTAAGTATATCAAGCGACTAATTAACAAGTACGCAGAAAAAAGTGAACTGAGAGAAAGATTGATATTGAATCACATCATCTTTCTCTCAAATGTTTTTGGTGTAGAGGCAACAGTTAATATGTTAACCTTTAAAGTTGAAAAAGAGAATCATAAAACATTGAACAGTTTTTTAATTTTTTTAGATTACATAAAGAATGTCGAACATGATGAAGAATTGTTAAAAGAGATACAGAGAAAAGTATGGCAAACTTAGTAGATTTATATGTTGTATATCGAATCCTAAGAAGACTTACTCAGCCTTTTACTGAGTGGGAAGCCTTTAAACTTGGCGTGATTGATGCTGAAGGAAACATACTTAAAAAAGGTGATGATCGTAGAACTATAGCAGAAAAAGATTCTTTGACTACATTTGATGTTCTTATGATCAAGTTGAAAAAACTACTTGCAATGGTACCTGGTGGTAAAACACGCATTGCATCATATGCCGCCGCATTGTGGTTGATTAAAGAAGAAAAGAATTTAACTGAAGAAAATTTTGAAGAGGAGTTTCGTAAGCATAGGCTGAATGAACAGTTTACAAAGAAACTTCTTAAAGAAGAAGCACCAGTCAATGCAGTTGGTGGTGGAAACATTGCAGGCACAGGTGATGATGCACCAGTTGGCAAGAAAGCACAGATGGCACTTGTACGCAGAGCAAAGTTTGCAAACAATGATGTATTTGTTGTTGATACAGAGAGATTCAACAAAGCAAGACTTGGTAAGAAAAAGTACTTGAAATATGAAACATATGTTGGCAACGATGAGATTGGCAATGAGATTCGTCAATTTGGTCGTAAGTATCCAAAGAAACCAATCATACTTCAAGATGATAAAACAGGCGCAATGATTTTCTTGCGCTATGGTCGTAGTGGAATGTTCACCGAATCTTTTTTAAACTAAAGGTGTAATGTATGTGGATATTGCAATGGTTACCATACTGGATATTTTACGGAATCTTTTTCGCAGGTGTGATAGGATTCTTAGTGACCTATCTTTTGCGTTTCATACCAATTGGTCCATTGTATGTCTATAAGACACCAATTCAGATCGTATCCGTATTGCTAATTATGCTTGGCACCTATATGTCTGGTGCAATTTCAAATGAAGAAGCATGGCAGGCAAGAGTAAAAGAGATGGAAGTAAAAGTCGCCGAATCAGAAGCCAAAGCGGCAAAAGAAAATGTAAAGATAGTAGAAAAGGTTGTAGTAAAAACTGAAGTTGTTCGTGAAAAAGGCAATGAGATTATAAAGTATGTTGATAGGGAGATTGTAAAGTTTGATGCTAAGTGTGAAATTCCTAAAGAAGTTGTGAATGTTGTGAACAAAGCCGCAGAGGGTGCAAAAGCAAAATGAAAGTGATTGTTTTAGCAATGTGCGTAATGCTTGCAGGTTGTAGCATTACTGTGCCAGTTAAAAGAAAGTTTCCTGATGCACCAGAAACGCTGATGAAGCCTTGCGTTCAGTTAAAGCAAATTCAAAAAAATGATCCAGCATTGAGTGAGGTTGTCAAATCTGTGACTGAGAACTACACTCTATATCATGAATGTGCTTTGAAGAGTGAAGCATGGATTGAATGGTATAATGTTCAAAAGAAAACATTCGAAATTAAATAGGAGGTACAATGGAATTAACACAAGAGCAATTGAAACAATTATTGCCTAGAAACCCATATGTCACACAATGGCATAATGCTCTAGCACAATTATTTCCAGACTACGAAATCAATACACCACAAAGAATGGCTGGGTTCATTGCACAATGTGCCCATGAATCTGGAAACTTTATGGTTCTACAAGAGAATCTAAACTATCGTGCGGCAAGTCTTAGAAAATTATTTCCAAAATATTTTCCTGATGATGCCATCGCACAACGCTATGCTTCAATGCCAAACAAACAAGAAGCAATCGCAAATCGCATCTACGCAAACCGCATGGGTAACGGACCAGAAGAATCTGGTGATGGTTACAAGTATCGTGGTCGTGGATTGATTCAACTTACAGGTAGAGATAATTATTCTTGGTTCGCCGCATCATTAGAAATTTCTGCTGATGAAGCAACCGAGTATCTTGGCACATTCGAAGGTGCCGCACAATCTGCATGTTGGTTTTGGGAAACAAACAAACTCAACCAATGGGCAGATAAAGGTGACATTGTTACATTGACTAAGCGTATCAATGGTGGAACGATTGGGCTTGATGACCGAATCAAACACTATGAACATGCATTACATGTTCTAGGAGTACACTAATGAAATACTTATTCATCTTATTGTTGCCGCTTCTAGCCGCATGTGATGGAGAGAGATATCGTTATCCTTGTCAGGACCCTACAAATTGGGATTTGCAAATTTGCAAGAAACCATACTGTAGTGCAAACGGAACTTGTCCTGAAGACTTGACGCATTATGAAAAAAATAATAACAATCCACAATCAGCGCCACAAGGTCGTAAAGGAGAATGCAAATGATTAGAAGTTTATTCGATGGTGAAAAATACACCTCAGAAGAGTTAAATGCTCGCCTTAAGTTTTTTATTGGTATCATTTTAGGTTTGACATTGTTCGGCATTGTGTTTGTCGTTCTATATTCTTTGATCTTTGTTACTCAACCAATGAATGGCATGTCACCAGTTGACAATAAATTCTTTGAGTTGATCATTCCAATTGCAACATTTTTGACTGGTACTCTATCAGGCATTATGCTTGCTGGTGACGATAAAGAGTTGAGAGCAAAAGCACTTGATTCTGCAAACAAACCATACACACCACCCCCACCACCAGCACCAACATCAGGTGGCGGCATTGGTTTTGATTTAGGCGATATTAAAAATCCATTCAAGAAAGAACCTAAGTTTGATTACGAATCTGCATCAAGCGGACAAATTGTAACAGGCTTTGGTGGCAAGCCAGGTCCTGCACCAGCACCACAACCAGAGATTTAAAATGACTTTTCTAAAAAGCATGTTGCAAGATGGAGAAGACGGAACTTGGAGTAGCAAGAGAGTTGTTACTTTCCTTGCTTTCGTCTTTTGTAGTATTGCATTCTTTTCTAATTTGTTTTTTGGAATTGAAGTAAAAGAGTACATGTTTGAAAGCATGATGATGATTGCTATTGCCGGTCTTGGTGTTACAGTTACCGAAAGATTCGCTGATAGAAAATCATCATCAAATAAATATACTAATAATCAGGAGGAAGTATGAAACAATTAATCACATCAACACTCGTAGCAATGTCATTGGCATTTGGTACTGTCGCTTATGCTGAAGAAAAGAAAGCGGCTGAAGTCAAAAAGGTTTGTATTGACAAGGTAACTAAAGATGGCAAACCAGTTCTTGATAAGGCTGGTAAGCAAGTACAAGAATGCAAAGAGATGAAGGTTCACAAGAAACTTGAAGGAACAAAAGTTCCAGAAAAGAAATGAACGATCCTGTAGTCGCTCTTAAAGTTGATGTGGAGGTCCTGAAAACTCAGGTCTCCAACATCACGCACTTGTGCGAGAAGATGGACACTATCATTGAAAAGTTGGTGGACAACCAAGACCGTATGGTTAATCAAATTTACACAGATATGAACAAAAAACAAGAAGATACTGGACAAGATATCAAAGAACTTCATTCTCGCATCACAACAGTTGACAGAAACCTATCTGATAAGATAGAATTGACAGAGCGTAGAATTATGGATGAGATTAAATCTCTCCATTCTACCATTAATGAACACAACAAGAAGGAAGACGATGATCTCAAAAAAATCCTTCAATGGAAATGGATGCTTGCTGGTGGTGTAGTTGTTTTGGCATGGATTATCTCCAATGTTAAGTTAGAAGCACTTCTAGCCTTATTTGCCTAGTTGACCTGTAAGCGATTTTCTGCTATACTAGCAGAAATCGTATCTCTGGAGTATTTTATAATATGAGTATGTGGCTTGATCAACAGTATGTCGGTACTATTTCTCATAGACTTGATAAGTTTAAGCGAAAAGGCGACTACAATTATAACTTCCGTTGTCCTATATGTGGCGACAGTCAAACCAATCGCAACAAAGCGAGGGGCTATCTTTACCCAAACAAAGGTGGATTGTTTTACAAATGTCACAATTGCCAAGCGTCAATGTCATTTGGCAATCTCATTAAGTTTATGGATCCAAATTTGTATAAAGAGTATTGCCTTGATCGATACAAGTCTGGTGAAACTGGACGCAAGGCACACAAAGATCACGGGTTTGTTTTCAAGCCTGTTACATTTGCAAGCAGTAAGCAAGACAATGCATTCAAAGGTTTATTGACACCAATTAAAAAATTGGCAAATGATCATGAGGTACTCAAATACCTTCATTCTAGAAAGATTCCAGAACATAGATATGAAGAGTTATGCTATGTTGATGACATAGCAAAATTTAAACAATTCGCTGATGGTTATGAAGATAAGATACTAGGCAATGAGCCGAGGCTCGTATTGCCTTTTTTTGACGGCGAAGATAATTTAGTTGGGCTTTCTGGTCGTGCAATTCGTGGTGAGAAGTTGCGCTATGTCACAATGCGAATTATAGATGATGCACCAATGATTTTTTGTCTGAACAATGTAGACAAAGATCAGACAATTTATGTAACAGAAGGACCAATTGATAGTTTATTCTTACACAATGCAGTTGGTGCTGGTAATGCAAATCTAAAATCAGTTGGTGAGTTTTTGCCTAAAGAGAAATTGATTTTAGTATATGATAATGAACCTAGAAACAAAGAAATCGTTAGAGAAATAAAATCTGCAATCGATGATGGATTTACAGTTTGTATCTGGCCAAAGGAGATTGTGGAAAAAGATATCAATGACATGGTAGTGAAGCAGAATTTAAGTGCTGAAGAGATACAGAATACAATAAATAAAAACTCATTCTCTGGTCCTGAAGCGATGTTGCAATTTAATTTATGGAAGAAAACATGAAGGTAAAATTAATCAATTATAGTCAACCCTCTGAGGAATTTAAAAATGCTTTACAACATACCTTTGATGCCCAGGACTTGGTGGCGTATTGTGCGAGAGTTTCGAATCCAGCCAATCAGTCCAATACAGAAACTTCAGAACGACTTATCAAATACCTCGTCAAAAACAAACATTGGTCCCCACTTGAAATGGTCTCAGCCTGCCTTGAAGTTGAAACCACAAGAGATATCGCAAGACAATTGTTGCGACATAGAAGTTTTTCCTTTCAAGAATTTAGCCAACGCTACGCCGATCCAACGAAAGATTTGGATTTCGTATGTAGAGAGGCACGCCTTCAGGACACCAAGAATCGACAAAACAGTATAGAAGTAAATGACGATTATTTAAAAGAACGATGGGAAGAAGAACAATTGAAAGTTATCTTAGCATCAAAGCAAGCATACAAATGGGCGATTGATAACGGTATTGCAAAAGAACAAGCAAGAGCAGTACTACCAGAAGGATTGACTGTATCTAGATTATATGTCAATGGCACACTTAGAAGTTGGGTGCATTACATTGAATTGCGAAGTGGTAATGGCACACAGAAAGAACACATTGAGATTGCAAACGCATGTGCAGATGTTATAAGTAAAGTGTTCCCTATGATCTCAGACTTTGTGGAGAATAAAAATGGATGACAACGAATTTAGAAATTGGGCATATGACATGTATTCACGAAATCGTGATGAAAGAATGAACTATAAAGAAGCACCTATATCGTTTGATGAATATTATAAAAGTAATATGGCATGGTTGAAATTGAAGTACGAAGAATTAAAACAAAAAGGAAATTAAATGTCTGAAATTATAGTCGATTATAGTAGAGATGAACTATTTGATGAATTAGGTATCAAAAGATTAAAAGAGAGTTACATGAGAGAAGATGAAAACTCTCCGCAAGAAAGGTTTGCATATGTATCGAAATCGTTTGGTTCCAATCCGGAACATGCCCAGCGCCTATACGATTATTCTAGTAAGCATTGGTTATCTTATAGCACTCCCATTCTTAGTTTTGGCAGGTCTAAGCGTGGTCTTCCTATTTCTTGCTTCTTGCCATATCTTGACGATAGCGCAGAGGGTTTGGTTGACACTCTATCAGAAGTAAATTGGCTATCAATGCTCGGAGGAGGTGTAGGAATTGGTCTTGGAATTCGTAGTGCTGATGATAAAAGCGTTGGCGTTATGCCTCATCTACGCACTTATGACGCTTCTTCTCTTGCTTACAGACAAGGTAGAACTCGTAGAGGCAGTTATGCTACTTACTTGGATATTTCCCATCCTGATATACTTATGTTTTTAGAGATGCGAAAGCCAACAGGCGATCCAAACATGCGTACTCTAAACTTGCATCACGGCATCAACATCACCGATGACTTTATGCAAATCGTTGAGAGATGCATGATTGATGTACACGCAGATGATTCATGGGAACTTAAAGATCCACATGATGGTTCTGTTCGTGAAGTTATTTCAGCGAGAGAATTGTGGCAACGCATTCTTGAAACTCGTATGATCACTGGTGAACCATATTTGCATTTTATCGATACAAGTAATCGTGCAATGCCACAATTTCAAAAAGACAAAGGGCTATCAATCAAACAGAGTAATCTCTGTAGCGAAATCATTCTGCCAACAGATAAGAAAAGAACTGCCGTTTGTTGTTTGTCTTCCGTCAATCTTGAATATTTTGATGAATGGAAGAAAAATAAATTATTCCTTAGAGATGTTGCAGAGATGCTAGATAATGTGTTACAATACTTTATTGATAACGCACCATCGCCAATTAAAAGAGCGAAGTATTCTGCCATTCAAGAAAGAAGCATTGGCATTGGTGCATTAGGGTGGCACGCCTATTTACAAAAGAATAATATTCCTTGGGAATCTGCACTTGCGACTTCAGCAAATCACAAGATTTTCTTGCACACTAAAAAAGGATTAGATGATGCAAATTTACAACTTGGTACTGAAAGAGGTGAAGCACCTGATACAATGGGCACCGGTAGGCGCTTTTCTCACATGGTGGCTGTTGCGCCCAATGCCTCTAGTAGTATTATTATGGGTAATACCAGCCCTAGCATTGAACCATTTCGTGCAAACGCTTATCGACAAGATACCTTATCAGGTTCATCATTAAATAAGAATAGATATCTTGATGAAGTTATTTGCAAAGAATCAAAAAATCATAAAGAAGGTTGGTATGAAGAAATCTGGTCAAGCATCATTGCTAACGATGGTTCAGTACAACATCTAGAGTGGATGGATGATTGGAACAAAGATGTATTCAAAACTTCTATGGAGATTGATCAACGATGGGTAGTGCAACATGCCGCAGATCGCCAACAGTATATCGATCAAGCACAATCACTCAATTTATTCTTTCGACCAGATGTTAATATCAAGTATCTTCATGCCATTCATTTCATGGCTTGGAAAAATGGTCTTAAGACACTTTACTATTGCCGTTCTGAAAAGATTGGTAAGGCAGATAAAGTGGCGAAGCGTATTGAAAGAGAAGTCATCAAAGAACTCGACATGAAAGCAATTGTCGAAGGTGACACCTGTTTGGCTTGTGAAGGCTAATTATAAGGAGAATATATGGCATATTCAGAAAAAGTTCTTGACCATTATGAGAACCCAAGAAATGTAGGTTCTTTTGCTAAAGAAATAAAAAGAGTAGGCACAGGAATGGTTGGAGCACCAGCCTGTGGAGATGTAATGAAACTACAGATTAAAGTAAATGAAGATGGAATAATTGAAGATGCTAAATTTAAGACTTATGGTTGTGGTAGTGCCATTGCAAGTAGTTCATTGGTTACTGAATGGGTAAAAGGAAAAAGTCTTGATGAGGCTTCAACGATCACAAATACATCAATTGCAAATGAACTCGCTCTTCCTCCAGTTAAAATTCATTGCTCTATTTTAGCAGAAGATGCAATCAAAGCGGCCATTAAAGACTATAAGGACAAATATGTTAACAATAACGCAGAATGCTCATACACAAATTAATGAAATTCTTTTGGGTGAAAATTCAAAATATGTAAGAGCCTTTATTCAAGGAGGCGGGTGTAGTGGATTTCAGTATGGTTTTACAACGGAAGACGATAAGAATGAAGATGATTTTGTAATTGAAAATTTAATTGTTGATGCTATGAGTATGCAATACTTTGATGGTGCAACAATTGATTATAAGACAGATAAATTACAAGGTTCTTCATTTGTAATTACTAATCCAAATGCAAAATCACATTGTGGATGTGGTTCTTCTTTTGGTGTTTAGATACAGAGTAGAAGTCAAAACTGCAACAAACCTAAAGATGGGATTAGGTTTGTTTGCAAAAGAATTTATACCTAAAGATAGCATCGCATGGAAATTTGTTGAAGGCATTGACACAAAAATTTCATTATTACAATTCTTTGATTTGAATGATGCACAAAAAGAATACTTTATTAAGTATGGATGGATTGAAAAAGGTGAAGAAGGTTTTTACTATTCTTCAGGTGACTTAAGTAATTTTATGAATCATAGTTATACACCAAACTTAAATAGTGAGCAAGGGTGTTTAATTGCGGTAAGAGATATTCAAATTGGCGAAGAATTGTTTGTAGACTATAGTGAATACTGCGCCAACTTTGATGAAAACGAAGTTAAAGAATAGGAAGAAAAAAAATGTTTCTAGTTTGCAACATACCAACAGTCTACTGTTACATTCGTAAAGAATTTCTCTATGACTTTGAAAAAGGTCATGGAGAATATGAACCATGTTATTGGGTAACTGCAAAGTCTATTCAAGGGCAAGCACTACGCATTGAAGCATATCTACCTAACTATGGTGCATTGTATGATAAGTTTCCTATCTCAGCATTTGTATCTCGCAATCATGATTTGAAACCTGAAGAGTTTTTGCCTTTGAACTATTTGCAAATTTGGGATTCTATGGGATATGACATTACAGTAATTCGTAAATCATTTTTACAAAATCTAAGTTGTAAATTCTATGCGAAAGATAAGAATTGGTATGAAGGTAAATATATGTTTACGATTGACCATGCAAATGCAGACCCTAACATAACACCAACAGGTTTTGCTGAAGAACCAATGGATCATAAGTCATTTAACTTTATTGAACTCGACAATGGTCAGTATGCCGCACAACCAAACAATCGTACAATTTTCTTAGACCCGTCAAGCAATCCTAAAGAGTTGTTGTTTCCAGACTTTAGAGTTTGCACTAAAAAATATGTTGTTGAACACAATGCCAAGTGGGCACTTGGTGATTCTAATACGGTGATGTATGAATAACATTTGGGATTTAATTTTTCTCATCATCGGCATTACTATCGCACTCTTCATAAAAAATAATTTTACAGTTGAAGATGCGGATGACAAATCAAAAGAAACAGACAGAATCAACATTAAAATCGAAGAAATTGAAAATACATACTATGCTTGGAAAGACAATGACTTCATTGTACAATCAAGACAGATTGAAGATATATTAGACCACATCAAACAAAAATTTCCAAACAAAAAATATTTAATCGTATCGAATAGGAATCTAGAAAAATGGTTACAAACAAAAGAGATTTAAATCTATCTGAAGATAGATCATACTTTAAACCTTTCAATTATCCATGGGCATATGAGGCATGGTTAAAGCATGAACAATCCCACTGGTTGCACACCGAAGTGCCGATGCTTGAAGATGTAAAAGATTGGAAGAATCGTTTGAAAGAAAATGAAAAGAAATTCCTTACTCACATTTTTCGTTTCTTTACACAAGGTGACATTGATGTTGCTGGTGGCTATGTAAAGAATTATCTACCATACTTTCCACAACCAGAAATACGCATGATGCTTTGTGGCTTTGCCGCTAGAGAAGCATTGCACATTGCCGCATACTCACACTTGATTGAAACTCTTGGTATGCCTGAAAGCACATACAATGAGTTTATAGAATACGAACAGATGAAAGAAAAGCATGATTACATTCTAGACCTCTCATCACAGAATACAACAAAAGAAAACACCGCAATGCACATTGCCGCTTTCTCAGCATTCACAGAGGGTATGCAGTTGTTCTCTTCATTCATCATGCTATTAAACTTTCCAAGACATGGTAAGATGCGTGGCATGGGGCAAATTGTCACTTGGTCAATTGTAGACGAAACTCAACATGCAGAATCAATGATCAAATTATTTCGCACATACATAGAAGAAAATCGTGAGATTTGGAACGATGATCTCAAATCAAAGATTTATACCATTGCTACAAGAATGGTAGAACTTGAAGATAAGTTTATTGACCTCGCATTTGAAATGGGTGAAATGGAAAATCTAAAAGCAGAAGATGTGAAAGAATACATTCGCTACATTGCAGATCGTAGATTGATTTCGCTCGGTATGAAAGGTATCTTCAAACGCAAAAAGAATCCATTGCCATGGGTAGAAGAAATGATTAACGCACCAACTCACACAAACTTCTTTGAGAATCGTGCTACAGATTATGCAAAAGGTGCATTGTCTGGAAAATGGGAAGATGTTTGGGGCAAGGCGGCTTAAGAGTATGCCTACTGTATATCCGTTTCCAGGAAAATTAAGGAGAAAAAATATGACAACCACACATCTATCTCATTTGAAACATGAAGTAGAAATTCTTAAGTCTAGAATACAAGAGCATGATACTGGACATATTATTACTGCAATTCAAGTATTAGAAGAAAGAATTAAAGAAGAAGAAGAGTTTGTTGAAGAAATTCTTGATTCTACTTATCCCGATGGCGTTAATTATTGGAAAACTTAATAAAGGAGATTTGAAATGAATACAACACTAAGTGCGGCACAAAGTTTAAACACCGCAGTTGCAGGTGTCTTGGGTAGAATGACTGGTGCAATCTTTTTGACAATGTTAATTGCGGCATTGGCGTCACCTCTTGCGCCATTTATGTTTGGTGGTATATTTGGTTATGTTATTATCTTTGCACCACTTGCAATGAGTTTGTTTATTGCATGGAAAGGTGAATCGATGAGTGAAGAAACAATTAAATTTTGGTTCTTTGCATTTGCATCTGTCATGGGGCTTAGCCTTAGTCTTTTCTTTTATGCATTTACAACCGCAAGTATTGTTCTTGCATTGGTAGGAACCACAGTATCTTTTGGCGCACTAGCATTTTATGGATACTTTACAAAGAAAGATTTGTCTGGCTTTGGTCCCTTTCTCTTTGCAGGTGTCATTGGTCTGATTGTTGCAAGCATTGTAAATATTTTTATTGCATCAACCGCACTTCAAATGACATTGAATGTTTTAGCCATTGTTATATTTTTAGGTTTGACTGCATATGACATGAATCGTATTCGTGATATGTTTTGGAGTTCTAATCAAGATGAAATTCGCAAAACGCAATGGTTTGGTGCGTTAAGTTTGTATATTAACTTCATCAACATTTTTATAAGCATACTACAACTATTTGGGAACAAAGAATGAAAACTATAGTTTACGCATTACTCGCAGTATTCTTAGCCACACCAGCGTTTGCACAAAAGCAAAAAGATGGTGTTCTTTATAACGCAACATTGACCAGAGTGATTGATGGTGACACAGTTGCCTTTCAAGCAAACTGGTTGCCTGATCCACTTAAGAAAGAATTGTCTTTGCGAGTGTTTGGTGTAGATACACCAGAGAAAGGTCACAGAGCGCAATGCCCACAAGAAGATGCAAGAGGTAAAGCCGCTACTGAATTCACAAAGCAAGCAATCGCCGCATCGCAACAAAGACAAATATATCTTATGTCATGGGATAAGTATGGTGGTCGTGTGTTGGGTGACATTGTTTTAGATGGTAAAAGTCTACGCAACATGCTAATTGAAAAAGGTTTTGCTAGAGAATATTATGGAGAGGCAAAAACAAGTTGGTGCAATTAAGGAGGTTGAATGACTACATACCAAGTATATTGCGAATCTTGCGGTTCAGATCATGAGGTGCAAGTATTCGACAAAAAGAAAATTAAATTTTGTTCAGTTTGTGGTTCGGAGTTAGACGAATCAAATATTAATGAATCTGATTCTTACGATGATATTGAAGAAGAACCAGATTGGGATTGGGGAGAAGATAAAGATGAAAGATAAAATTAAACATGCATTAGAACAATATCTAGAAGCACACATTACTAAACACATTGTCAATGTTGAAATATTACTAGACAAGGGTGTTGGTGTTGCAGAGCATCCAGATATCATGGGAACAATTGAGAAAGAACTAGAAGAAATCTCAAACTACCACGATAAACTGGAGGTACTCAGAAAGTATTTCTGATGACTTACTTTGGCATTGATTATTCAATGACCTCGCCAGCAGTTTGCATGTTTGATGATTCTGCTGGCGAATTCAATTTCAACAATTGTCATGTTCATTACTTGACACAATCAAAAAAATATGAAGTATCATTTAAAAATGTTCAAGGGCATTACTTTGACTATCAAAGCGACATGCATCGTTATGAAGTGATCTCAAGTTTTTTCTTAGACCGAATTTTAGAAAGAGAACCTGGTGTGGCAGTTTTCATTGAAGACTATTCACTAGGTTCAAAGGGCAGAGTGTTTCACATTGCCGAAAATACTGGAGTGCTGAAATATAGATTTTTTCAGTTTCAAGTTCAATACCAAACAGTACCACCAACAGTTATTAAGAAGTTTGCGACTGGTAAGGGTAATGCAAACAAAGAAAAAATGCAAGAAGTGTTTGAAGAAGAGAATACCATTCGTTTAAAGGAAGAACTAAATCAAACGGAGAAACAATGGAATCCATCTTCAGATATCATTGATGCATACTACATATGTAAGTACGGCTTTATGAAAACTAAAACATTGGAGAATTTGAATGGTAAGAATGGTCAACGATGAAAAAGTTTCTACTGATAATAAAGCGATTGACGCAAAGCCGATCGGTAGTTTAATTACAATTTATCTATCTGGTGAAATAGGACCACCAGAAACATACATTAGTGCATTCGATGCAATTCGTCATGCACAAGAAACAGATATCATTAAGTTTAATATCAATTCACCAGGCGGTGATTTGTTTACCACAATTCAATTTCTTCGTGCCATTGCCGAATGTAAGGGCATGGTAGTTGCATCAGCAGAAGGCGCTTGTATGTCTGCCGCAACAATGATCTTTCTATCAGCAGATCGATATGAAATCTCAGAGCATTCCTTATTCATGTTCCATAATTATTCGGGTGGCACATTTGGTAAAGGTGGTGAGATGTATGATCAGTTGACCAAAGAAAGAAAGTGGTCAGAAAAAATCATTCGAAAGTTATATAATGGGTTCTTGACACCAGACGAGATTCGTAGTATACTTGACAATAAAGATATTTGGATGGATGGTGAAGAAGTCATGAAGCGTCTTGAGAAAAAAGTCAAAGACACACTTTCTAAAAAACCACCAGCAAAGAAAGCGACTAAGAAAACTACTACACCATGAAAAATTTATTTTTAGTATCTTCGGCAATCAATGCCAAGCATGGCATTTATACGCCAAGAGAAAGATTTTTACAAACATATGAATCATGCAAGTCAATCAAAGATAGATGCCACAATGCAGATATCATATTGATTGACGGCGGTCTCAAACCAATCAATGATGGTCAGCAAGAAAAACTCACTAAGTTTGGCGTAGAGTTTATGTACTATGGTGACCATCCTAGAGTAAAAGAAATTCAGCAGTCAAACAACCATGATATTGTAAAGAATCTGATTGAAATTTATATGTTCATGGATGTGTTGAATGGTCGTGCTTTTGCGGAGTACTCTAGAATTTTCAAGATGAGTGGTCGTTACACACTCAACGAAAATTTTGATATCAAGAAACACACAGGACCAATTGTTATTCGTGGTCCATATACAAGTCAGTTTCCACCAGCAATCACTGGTGGTATTGAGTTACAGTACATGAGTAGACTATGGAGTTTTGATATAAGTCAGCACGATTACATTGGTGAAGTTTACAAAAAAATGTATGATCACATGACAAGACGATTAGAAGAGGGTGGCTATGTTGACATTGAACACCTTCTGTATTATCATCTTGATAAAAGTTTAGTTGTTAACATTGATAGAATTGGTGTGACTGGTAACATTGCACCTAATGGATATGGAGTGGATGAATGAATGTAAAATTATTTGAGATTTGTTTTGAAGAGCGACAATTAGCAAATGTTGATCCTTTGCTTACACCATTTGACAATACAAAGAATGAACAACCAGAGTTGCGTGAGTATCATAACTTTCATAGACTGTTTGATGAAGGTCACACAAAAGACTTAGACTTATGGGGTGCATTTGGTCCACGATGGAATGGTAAGTTGCGTTATCCTGCACAAGATATCTTTGACACAATCAAAAACAATCCTGGTCATGATGTTTACATTTTTAACCATGCAAGAATCGTCAATGCATTGACATATAATGTATGGGATCAAGGCGAGTTATTTCACAAAGGCATCACAAAAGTTGCAAGACATGCACTCAATGCCGCTGGATATGATCAAAACTTAACCAATGGAATGATGACCAATCTTGATACTTGTTATTGCAGTTACTTCATTGCAACAAACACATTTTGGAAAGACTATCTTGCCTTCCTTGATATGATTAAGAAGCGACTTGAAAATCTGCCAGATGACCTCGCAGAAATTTATCATGGTAGCGCAAACTACAGTAGAGATGCATCATTGAACATGTTTCCATTCATTGTTGAAAGAATGTTTTCTACTTATATTCAGCATCGTAAAGATTTGAAGGTGCTTTCAAAACCATATGACTACAAAGTGTATACTGAGTTACAAGACAACATGGTAAACATTTTGAGTTCATTAAACACTATGAAGACATTGGTATATCAACACAAGTCAAGAGAATTGTTTGAATGTTGGAATTCTATGAGAATTGCCTATCTTAAAGATATGCCACAGTTGCTACACTTGGATTGACAAAAGGAGGGTGGTGTGATACACTACTATATATGCATGAAGTATTCAATAACACTTTCGAATGGATAAAAGATGATTGGCAATCTAACAAATTTAGATTTGTTGTTGAAATTGTCGCTTGGGCTATTAGTATTGGCTGTAGTATTACCATGGCTCTTACTGTTCCAACCCCACCTCTTCTCGTACTTTATCCTATTTGGATCATTGGGTGTGGCATGTATGCGTGGGCTTCTTGGACTCGTAGGAGTTTCGGTATGCTTGCTAACTATTTGCTACTTGTTAGTATAGATAGTGTAGGCTTGATAAGGATGATATTATGAAACGATGGACATTAGAAGTGCAAGAAGATGAAAACGGACACTTTCTTCAGTTTCCAGATGATCTATTAAAAGAATCTGGATGGAAAGAAGGTGATCGCATTAAATGGATTGATCGTGGTGATGGGAGTTGGGAAATGAAAAAAGTTGAAACTCAATTCGTGCTTGTTGAATGCATCAGTCAATTTCGTCAACGCTATGTTGTTGAAGTACCGACTGGCATTGATCAATGGGGTAAAGACAAAACATTGTGGGCGCTTGATACAGTCAATATGGAAGAAGCAAAAGAATTTTCTCAGCAACATCTAGGAGAAACAATTGTATCTCATTGGGTTTTAAGCAGAGATGAAGTTTTAGAAATGTGTGATCAAGACAATGACTATTGCAAAACTTGGGATGATGACAAAAAGTTCGAAACCTTTGTAACGGAGTGGAAAGAAAATGACGCTACCTAATGAAAGATATCGTGCCATGAGATGTGGTTATCAATTTCTCATGGAGTTATGCAATTCTGCGGCAACACCGAAAGTGCCTAAAGCAGTTCGTGAAAGAGCGAGAAGTATTCTTAAACACTATCCAGGACAATATCATTTTGAGATGATAGCACAGGCATTGCCAAATGAATTTTCAAAAACAAATTCATTCTTAAATCTAAGACTTGTAGACCAGAAGGAAAACGATGATGAATTCAATCCCCCACCAAGCATTGCCTGAAGATGTATATCGTTTTCTCAAAGACCTATTGAATCCTGAGATGTATGGTCATGCAGTCACGGCAGAAGTTCGTGATAAAGCAAGAGAGTTACTTGGAAAAGAAAGAGTTGAAACGAAATGAAAGTTTACATTGGTCCCTATAAAAACTGGTTCGGTCCTTATCAGTTAGCCGAATTGCTTTGCTTTTGGGCAAAGAAAGAAAAAGACGAAATAGGCATCGACCATCATCCTGAGTGGGTGCATAACTTTGGGCATTGGCTTGCAACAGGTTCGTGGGATAGTGAAAAGGGTGATCCTTTCAAAAAGAAAGAACACGAAACTCTACTCTACAAGTTTTTGCTTTGGGTAGATAAATTCAAAAAGCGTATTCAATATGTAAAGATTGATCGCTATGACACATGGTCGATGGATAGCACTTTGGCATTGATTGTTCTGCCGATGCTAAAGCAATTAAAAGCAACAAAGCATGGTTCTGGTATGGTTGACTTAGAAGATGTGCCAGAAGAAATGCGATACACTACAGCCGAAGAATATGATGATCAAAAGTGTTTCGATTTTTACCATGAAGACAACACAAAAGTTGAATGTGACATTCACACTCGTTGGGATTGGGCACTTGATGAGATGATCTTTGCATTTGAACGCCTTGTTGATGATTCGTGGGAAGAAAAATATTGTAGTGGTGAGATGAATCATTACTCTGAAGCATGTGCTTGGGATGAGAATGGCAAAGCAACAATGTACACAATGAAAGAAGGACCGAATCATACATATAAGTGTGACTATGAAGGTTTACGAAAAGAACAGGAAAGAATCGACAATGGACTACGCCTGTTTGGCAAATATTTTCGTAACCTGTGGGACTAAGCATAAATACTATTACTAATCTAACAGGAGATTTTTATGGAATTCTTACTTGCAATCGTAGTTGTAGTTGTTATCGGTACTTTAATTTATTTCAATCGTTCATCAAAGAGCCTTGACATTAATGCCGATGGCAAAGTTGATGCACAAGATGCCAAAGCGGCAGTTCAGAATGCCGTTACTGGTGTGAAGAAAACTGCCGATGTAAACAAAGATGGCAAAGTTGATGCGGCAGATGCTAAAGTTGTGGCAACAAAGGCAAAGACTGCCGTAAAGAAAGCCGCAGTCAAAGCAAAGACTGCAACAAGTTCAACAAGAACGACTAAGTAAGTACTCACTTACATACTACTTGACATGCACCGAAAAATGAGATATGATATATACAAATGAAAGGAGCAGTCAAATGAAACTCAAAGCATTAGCAGTTGCCATTGCACTTATTGCTGGCACCGCACAGGCTGGAGTTCGTTATACGCAAGAGGTTCAGGTTGATCCTTTACCTCAAGCACCAGTTACGGGACCAGTCACAGTTAGACCAGTACAACCAGTTGATGGAATTCGTATGGTCCCGGTTGTGCGAGTTGATCCTATTCAACATGCTGAAACATTTACTCAAACAGAATATGTTTGTACTCCAGTAAGTGTGCCAGTATATCAACAAGTTCCAGTTACATCTCAGGTTCAAAACAATGGTCACGCTGGATTAATCCTCGGAACAATTGCAGGTGTTGCACTTACAAAAGGTACCGCACAAGTTGGCGGTGCAATTGTGGGCGGTGCAATCGGTCATGCAATCGATAGTCAACCACGAACAGTTACGCATGGTTATGCAACACAATTTGTTGGTTATCGTGAACAACAAACTTGTCAAGCAAGAAGTATGCCTTATGAAAGACTTGCAACAATCGGATACAATGTTACTTTTGTTGATCGTGGTGAAACAAAAACAATCACAATGGCATATCATCCTGGATCACATGTGAGGTTAAGAACAACAACAAGACTGGACTAAATGTTTTTTATTTACGGCGCCTCTAATAGCAAAGCGTGTGAAAAAGCCGAATTACTACTTCATGCAACAAGATCAAATTACAGATTCTATGTTTATGGAAGAGATTATACTCTCAACCAATTACAAAGGCTCGTTCCTGGTGCAACAACAGTACCTCAAATATTTTATGGCACAAAATACATTGGTGGTGTAAAAGAGTTGTATGACTATATCTACACAGGTGAGAATAACGATATACAACCCACCCTCGGACCTAATGAGGCTAAGAAGTTCCTTAATTTCCTTCTTAAGAACCAATCGAATACTCCTACAGATACAAACTAAGAATAGTAGTGTAATTATTGAGTGGAACATTGAAACTAATCATTGGAGAACATTTATATCATGAGAAAGATTAAATCTGATTTAGGTACTGAGCCGAATTGGGTCAACAAAACTGAGTACAATGAGCAAAGCGAAATCATAGGAGCATTTAATTTTTACAATTACTCCTGTGATAAGAAAAATGCCAAAGAGTTTGTACTCGACTATCTCAAAGCAACAAACAAATCTAAAGATATCATTGATGCATTTCGATCATTACCCGAATCGAAGTATATTCTTCAATTCGGTTGGCTTGCCCGAATGTTTAGTCTTGGTTTCAAACCAGGAGAAAAAACTACAGAGTTTTTCAAACGAACATATAACGATCTCTTAGCAATTGCAAAAAATAATTTTAAAAATGATCCTTTGCCTGTAATTGAAACTGCACCAAAGACAAACATTCAAAACCGCATTCGTGAGAAAGCCGCAGAAGAGGCAGGTGAGATTGAAGGTATGATTGATGATTTTGTCGTGTCTGGTTGCAAGAAAACAATCGACATGAATTCTTATTTCAAATCTCGTAATCTATCTGCCGTTGTCATGGGCAGAATTTGCGATGTGTTCGTGGGAAGAGCAAAAGAGATTGAAGAAGTCATGGTGAGTGACGATCCACAATTGAAAGAAGGTTACTCAAACTTTAGCAAAGTTGAATTGCGTAAGTTCAAAGAGTTTCTTGATTCAATTGTTGTTGCCGCCAATGCAAGTGCAAACGCAAACAAGCCAACAAGAAAGAAGCGCAAGGTGAAAGAAAAGCCTGCGGTGCTTGTTGTTGCAAAGATGAATTACATGAAAGAGTTTCCTGATCTTAAACTTGTAAGTGTAGCACCTGAAAAAATTGTGGGTGCATTACAAGTGTGGACATACAATACGAAGACTAAACTTCTTGGTGTCTACAATGCCGACAATGCAAAGGGTCTTACAGTCAAAGGTAGCACATTACAGAATTTCAATGAGCAAACATCGATTGGCAAACGATTGAGAAAACCTGAGATTGTTTTGCCGAATGTGCTGAGTGCTGGCAAAGTTCAGATCAAGAAGATTCTACCAGACTTGACTACCAAGGAATCAAACTTGACAGGCAGAATAAATTCTGATACAATTATTGTTAGAGTGACAAATTAAGGGTAATTATGATTTTAGTTGACCTGAATCAGGTTATGATTTCAAATCTTATGATGCAACCTGGCTTGAAAGCAGATGGCATCAATGAGAACATGATTCGCCACATGGTATTGAACAGTCTACGCATGTACAATGTGAGGTTCAAAGACAAGTATGGCGAGATGGTCATTTGTGCCGATGACAAAAAGTATTGGCGCCGTGACATGTTTCCGTATTACAAAGCAAGTCGTAAGAAGAATCGTGAAGAATCACCATATGATTGGAATCTAATTTTTGAAACACTAAACAAAGTTCGTGATGAGATTCGTGAAAACTTTCCATACAAAGTGATTCAAATTGACAAGACTGAAGCAGATGATATCATTGGAACAGTTTGTCATTATCATGGCAAAGAGTTGAAGAATGAGTCCGATGAGAAGATTCTGATTCTCTCAAGTGACAAAGACTTCATGCAATTGCAGAAGTTCGTCAATGTAGAACAGTATAGCCCAATTGCCAAGAAATTTCTGAAAGAGAGCAATCCGATCAAATTTTTGCGTGAACACATCATCAAGGGCGACCGAGGTGATGGCATTCCTAACATACTTTCTAGCGATGATACATTCGTTACCGAATCTCGTCAGAAGCCTGTAATTGAGAAAAAACTAAATATATGGGTAACACAGAATCCTGAGGAATTTTGTGATGCAACAATGTTGAAAAACTTTCGCAGGAATGAAAGTCTGATTGACTTATCTAAAGTTCCGACAGAGTTTTCTGACAAAATTTTAGACGCTTATCGTGCGCCCAAAGAAGTAAAGGGTAAAGATAAGATACTTAACTATTTCATCAAGAATCGAATGAAACTATTGATGGAGCATATACAGGAATTTTAACCATGCCTACAGATGTTAGCAGAATGACTTTTCCAGAGTTGTTGAAGCATATTGAAGAATTGCCAGCAGGTAAGAAAGTTGATGCAATTCGACAGTTGACTAAAATTGTACCCGGCTTTCGGGATGTGTTTGAGTTGGTGTTTCGCACCGATCTAGAGATTGATTTGCCAGCAGGCGATCCTCCATACAAACCTCTTGACATGCCAGAAAATTGGGGATATAATAGACTGCCTAAAGAGATTAAAAAGTTCAAGTATTTCGTAAAGAGTATACCGAACAATTTAACCAAATCAAAAAGGGAAAAGATGTTTATTGATATGCTTGAGAGTGTGTCTCCAGAAGAAGCAAAACTTGTTTTGATGATTAAAGACAAGAAACTTAAGTACAAAGGGATCACCAGAAAAGTTGTTGAAGAAGCAATTCCAACACTTTTCGAAGGAGAAAAAGTAAATCAAAATGTCTAAGACTGAGAAAAAATATAAAAGTTTTCGTGAGTTCTACGAAGACGAAGATGTGGGTAAGCCAAAGAAGCAACCCAAAGAAAACAAAAAGGATCGCCTGAAGGCAAAACAGAAATTGAAAAATTTCGATCCGAACAATTTTAGCGATGAAGATTTTGATGACCAAGATTTTTTTAAGTGAGGTAAACTATGAAGAGTGAAAACACATTAGTTCTAATTTTGATAGCGGCACTTATTGCAGTTCTAATTGCGCCATTGATGTTGATCTGGTCATTGAACACTCTGTTCGGCTTGACAATCGCATACGGATTCTTTGAGTGGCTTGCTGGATTATTTTTACTCGGGTTTGTTAAAACTTCTGTCAAAGTAAACAAACCATAGTAAAAGTTTACTATATAGAGAATGACAAATAAATTTTTTCGAAAGGTAGTATTTTCAATGTTAACCATATCCCACCTCCAGTATAGAACAGAAAAGAGTGCAATGCCATTTGCATGGACACGCACATCTGCCATTCTATCATGCAATGAGGATCGAATGGGGGTCATTGGTTAAAAGTAAGTACTCACTCACACCAAGACCCCCAACCCTAAAAAAGTTGGGGGTTTTTGTTTTTATGTTGTAAAAAAACAACACTATGTGTTGACAACCAATGAAAAGTAGAGTACACTCTCTTTCGTTGGTTAAGAAGTTGCTCTTTAACAATCTAGAAAGTCTTTTCTGCCCGTAGTTCAGAGGATAGAACATTTGCCTTCTAAGCAAAGGGTCGCAGGTTCGATTCCTGCCGGGCAGGCCATGCACCGTTCGTCTATCGGTTAGGACGGCGCCCTTTCAAGGCGCAAAGATGGGTTCGATTCCCGTACGGTGTACCATACCAATTAATTATGAAAAGGATAATAAATGGTTTACGAAAACAATGTGGATAAGACAATTGATTCTTTGCAAACTTATTTCAAAACTGATGCAGAGATAATTAAATTCATTTTCGATAATTTAGAAAATGAGAGGTCGTTGTTTTGGATTCGTGTTGCACGATCTTATGCAAATCGTTTAGATGTTTATTTGAATTTAGAGGTATAAAGTTTAATGGGGAATTAGTTCAGTTGGGAGAACGCCTGTTTTGCAAGCAGGAGGTCAGCGGTTCGAACCCGCTATTCTCCACCATTTATGTGAGGATGCCAGAGCGGTCAAATGGCGGAGCCTGCAAAACTCTTGTATCGTGGGTTCGAATCCCACTCCTCACTCCAGTTATGGGTGGTGCCCCCTACGGCGGTCTGTAAAACCGTTGGCATAATAAGTAGGGAAGTTGCCTCGTGGAGCGTTACCATCACCACCCACCATACCACCTTAGTGAAATGAATATCACGCTAGGCTACGGACCTTGAATTGAGGGTTTGATTCCTTCAGGTGGTGCCAGATTTTGGGGGTATAACTTAGTGGTAAAGTAACTGGCTTTTAACCAGTAAATCAGAGTTCGATTCTCTGTGCCCCTACCAAACTTGACAAATCAAGTTTCTTGTAGTATAATACTAAATATTGGTCCGTTCATATAGTGGCTATTATGCCTGCCTGTCTAGCAGGACATAGGGGTTCGATTCCCCTACGGATCGCCATTAAAAAACAGAGAATGTGCGCTCTGTCTCCGCATCGATTGATCGGAGTTTAGCAAGGGTTTGATGCGGCAATGACTTCGGCATCATGTAACAGTCAGTTCCTTGTTAGCATTCAATTTTCGCAGAGTATGGAAGAGGTCTATCCGCTTGGTCTCATAAGCCGAGAATCGCAGGTTCGAATCCTGCCTCTGCTACCAAACCCGCCGGGGTAACGCCTGGCTACTGTGACCCGCAGGAAGGAGAAATGAGTTCGTCACTCATGGGTGGTTCCCCTACAGTTAAGTAGGCATCGAAAGATGGGTTTAACCTAACCGGCGCTGGCAATGCGAGAATCCTTTTTGGTCGTGAAGTGGATGGAGGGTGTCTGTGAAGGCAATGCAGAGCCGGAGACACTATAGGTACCACCGCAGAAAGGAAGCACCTGTTCCAGAGTAGCACAGCGGTAGTTGCGCCTGACTGTTAATCAGGATGTCGTAGGTTCGATCCCTACCTCTGGAGCCATTAGTGAAAGTCCGAAAGCGAGGTGCTTGACTAGCGACCTGACTGCCGAGGGAATACCGCTCTCTATCGCCATCGATTAAGGGATTAGTCACCCACAGATGGTTTCAGATAGTAGATACCGCTTATCTAGGTATTAAACGGATATGGCAGTACTTTCACTAATGGCGATGTAGCATAGCGGCTAATGCAGTCCCTTCATACGGGAAAGATCGAAGGCTCGATTCCTTCCATCGCCACCATAGAGGAAAAAATATGACAATAGTTTCAATTTACAATGCACAAGGTGTACAGATAAATGAATTGAGTATTGATGATGATATTCAGTACCTCAATGGCAGAGTATCAAAAGGCAATAAATGTTATTACAAAGGCGTTGGCATTCCGTATCGTCATCATACGATGACAGAATTTGATGATCTCAATTATGATGTAATTCAACAAACAGATATCTTTTACTTAGGATACCAGGTAGTCAAAAAATGTTTCAAAGGTAAGACTGGCATTTTTCAAGAGAGATATCAGCCATTCTTTCCAGATTTTATTGGCACTTGTAGTGTCAAAGAAGGAACGATTGTTTTAAATTCTACCATCTTTGAGAAATCATCGGTAGAGGTGCTTGACTATGTTCTCTACGATGAAGAGAATATTCAGTCGTACTACATGCTAGACTACAAGTGTGGTAGGCAATCTTACTTGACAAATGACGGGAATCCTGTTAAACTGAGAGAGTTGTTAGACTACATGATTCAAAACGATTGGAATTTTCTATGGGACAAAGGTGCCATCAATGATGTTTCACCGAATGGTACAATTAGCGATGTGGCAGATTTGTTTATCTCTGATACACTATCGCACAAGATCGGTACAGTCTATTGCATCTTGCATAGTCTGATGCGATTAAATCCCGAGAAGTACATGGAGTTTTTGCAAATAAACGATTT